TGGATCCCAGTTTCTAGGTGGAGTATATTCTATTGTGCTACCTTTAAATCTCCTAATGTTGTCTCTTATACGAGCATCGTTCTTACCAGTTTCATCAAGTTGCTGTTGATTTTCAACAACTTCCATATATGCTTCTTGAAGATTGTGAAGTTCTTTTGAATCCATCTTACGAAATACTTTTTAGTTATTTATAAAAAAAAGGAAGTCAAAAGACTTCCCAGGTGGACACTTTTTAAACTGGACTTATTTAAGCAACTCTACACAGATACGTTGACATACTCCTTTATTTTCGTCACATTCAATTAAACAATTAAAATAATCATTAATTTTATCCAGTTGCTCATTACATTCATCAACCGTTTCTTCAAAGTGTTTCCAACCCGCAAGTTGATTATATGAAATTAGATTGTGCATCATATCCTCCACGCACATAGAATAACATAATCAAAAAATTTCAGATCATTTTGATTACCTCTTTATTCTATCGTATATAGTGCGGATTTCAAAACATTTCTCGTTTTTAATGAAGTTATATGTTTTTTTAACTTAACTCAAAATCTCTTAACTTTTAATCACGCTGTCTCCAATCATCACTGCGGTCTTGCTTAAACCAATCATGAATATCATCAGCACCATTAAACCCCGTTTTGTAATTGGATGGGTCGGGGTCTCCTAATCCCATCCTATTCATAAAATCATCCATACTACCCTCCTCAATATCATGAGCAGCATGACGACGGGCTTTGTTTAACATTTCTCTGGCAGAAGTATTTGCTTTTGCAAGTTTTTCTGCCCATATCATATCTTCTAGTTTGACTTCCTGTTTATTTGCGATGCACTTACAAATAAACTCTAACCGAAGTCTGTATTGGGTGGAAAGCATATTATTCTTCCGAAAGATGGTGCTCTAGTTGATTGATTCTATTGAACTCCTGATAAGCAACTTCAGATCTTACATGAAGTATATGCCTAATATCATTCATGATAGAAGTAGGTTCTATGCCATCATCTAGATATTTACCTATCGATTCCTTGAGATAACGATATCTATGCCATTCAGGCGAATAAGGTATGTATCCCATAATTAAAAATGTCCATAGTACTAATGGTATTTAGATCATTCTACTGAATCCTTTCACTTTGTCAAATCGAATTACTTCCCCAAACTTATCTTCCAATCCCGTCTTATGAGAGATGACAAATATATTTGCGTCTTTGATGACAAAGCGAATAATTTTGAGAAACTCATCTGTTCCAAATCCATCCAAAGATGAGTCAAAAACTTCATCCATAATAAGAAGGTTTGTATTTACAGAATTCTTCAATCTGGCAACTTCCCGCCAAGTAAAAAGTAGCGCAAGATCAATACGCATCTTTTCACCTTCGCTGAATGAAGAATATGAAAAATCCTCATGAATAGGAGATTTTATAGTTTCATTGAACTCTTCATCAAGATAAAAGTTGATGTAAAAATCCATCAACTGCAAATATCGATTAACCTGTTGATTAATGAAGGGCAAATACTTTTTAATGATTTTAGTCTTGACTCCATCATCTTTAAGGAGGGAATAAGAGAACTCATAGTTTAGCATTTGCTCCTTCTTATTACTCAGGTCTTCAAACGTTTTTTGAAGACCTTCTTGAAACTCATCTAATTTCTCATGTTCAGTATTTCGGTTTTGTAACTGATTGGTAATAGTTTGAATTTCATGTTCAAGATCTCTGATTTGTCTCTGATTGAAACTAATCCGAGTATTGTTTTGAGAAATGCCATTATTGAGTTCAGTAATCTCCTTTGAAAGTGCAATGAATTGACGCTCTCTCTCCTTTTCAACTTTAATTGCTTCTTCAAGTTCTTTGTATCCTTGTTGAAGCTCCTTTGCTTTATTTTGAGCGTCTGTAATTCTATTTAATCGAAACTCTTCTTCTATATCCTGAGTGCATGTAGGGCATACCGAATTTTCGGTAAAAAACATGTGTTCTTTGGTAATTGTACCTACCTTTTGAGACAATTTACCTTTGAGATTGTTTAGTTTTACTAACTTGTCACCCGCACCAATAACTTCTTCCTGTTCTTTTGTGAGACTATGAATAGTCTCTTCTGTTCCTGTATTCTCCTCAATATAAATGCCAACTTCTCCATCTAACTTGATAATCTTTTCTTTGTTGGCATTTATATTAGCATTTCCGCGATTCTCAAGTTCTTCAATAAAGTCTTTCTGCATCTTGACTTTATCTTTTAAGTTTTCTTTCCTCAAATCAAGTGACTTAATCTGCTCCTTAAGATTTCTCATCTTATCCTTGAGCAAATTATTCATTGCGGAGAATATGCGAATATCCAAGAGATCTTCAATAACCTCTCGACGATTTGTACTATTCAACTGCATGAAGGGAACAAAATTGCTACTACCCAAAATCACAATTTGAGTAAATGATTTGTAGTTTACTTTTAGAATGTTCTCTTCAAGAATGCGTTGATTAGCACGATCATCTGCCTCTTTATGAAGAGCAACTCCGTTGACTTCAATATCAAACACATTTGGTTTGATTCCACGACGAACTAAGTATTCCTTATTGTTTACAATAAACTCAATTTCTACAAGACAATCTCTTTCATTTGTTGTATTGATAAGTTGGTTTTTATTTATTTTTCTAAACGCCTTGTTGAACAGAACAAATGTAAGTGCATCCAACATAGTAGACTTGCCCGCACCATTTGTTCCAATGATTAGGTTTGTAGGACTCTTTTTAAAATCAATCTCTGTCCAGTGATTTCCAGTTGAGAGAAAATTTTTCCATTTAATCTTCTTGAAGGTTATCATTCTTAGGTGGTATCACAATATCATTTGGTGTAATCACCGCATACTTGTAATTATACAATATGCAAGTTTTTATGGCAAGTTCGTCATCGACTTCTACGACTTCCATTTCCTTATCTTCATCATCCTCAAGCATTAAAGCATAACGAGTGGCATCATCTTCTTCCTCAAAAAGAAACAGAACTTTTTCTCCCAAATTATTGTGGACGGCATATGCTCCGTCATCTTTTCTGTCTTTGAGGGTTAGAAGAAACATTACTCTACTTCACACGCTTGTCTATATAAGTCCTCGAATATACCTTTAATTGTTGTCTTATCATATTCGAATTCTGACTCATCAATATATCTATTCAAGATAGAAATTGTATTTTCTTCTTCACTAATTTCAAAATCTTCAGATTCCTGAATGGCAAAGTTTTCTACAATTTTGAGTTCTTGAACACCTGCAGAATGAATCTTATCAATAAACTTTTCAAAGTCTTTTGGTTTTGATTTTTTACGAACAATAACCTTTACAATTTTATCTTTAAATTCAGAGGCGTTGAAAAGTTTATAGTTTGTATCCTCATAGTAAATATTATAGAATAACTTATAAGGATTATCAATTGCAATATGCTCTAGAGTTTCTGTATCAAAAATATGAAATCCTCTTGGGTCATTTACATCAGTCCAATACATCTCATAAGGATTTCCTAGATAGAAGACCTTTCCGTCATCCGATCGAGTGTGGTAGTGACCGCTGTAGACTCTGATGAAGTTCTCAAATAACTTGCCGTCAGTACCATGCTCCATGATGATTTGTCGATTAACTCTAAATCCTTGGAGTTCAAGGTGCCCCATCGCACACTTGCAAGATGTCTTTTGAATAAGTTGATAGGTTTCATTTTCATTTTCCGAATTAATCCAAGGTAAAAATAGAATATCCAGTCCTCCAATGTTAACTTCCGTTGCTTTGCTGTATGTTTTAACATTTGAATAAATTTGAAGAAGAAGGTCTGGAGAATTTACATCATTGGTGTTTTTATAATAAGTATCATGATTACCAATAATCATATGAACATCATACTCTTTAAGTGGATCAAATACAACTCTTTTTGCCCACTCAAGACTTTGGTAGTCAATTGACTTACGACTATCAAAAGCATCTCCCATATGAATCACAGTTTCTACGCCATGTTCCTTTAGAGCAGGGAAGAAGACATTTTTGTAGAAAAGTTCAAAGTAATCATGAAGAAACTTTGAACCTTTTCTGGCGCCATAGTGAGTGTCTGTGATTAAACCGATACGCATAGTAAGTTTTAACTAGATTTCAAGTTTAGAATGGTGTGCTTTAAGTGTCAAATCTGGAGTGCTTTCTTCTCTTGGTCGTTTTTTATTGATAACGATGAATTTATCATTCGCAAAAGTTCCTGCGATGTTGATTTCAATTTCTTGATCGTCACTCCAGATGGGTGTGCCATCTTTCTTTCGCATGTCTAATGCTTTTTCTAGACGAGTAATAATATCTTCGGTAATTTTCATCGGTTTCTATATTGAATATTATCTTTAATAGTGTTGTAGTCAGAACTGTGTCCCGAAAGCAAGCTGTCATCAACCATCATAACTTCATCAAATCCAGTCTTCTCAATAATTTTGGTTTTAATGTCAAGTTGCTTTTTCTCTTTTTGGATTCTACGGAGAAAAGCATAATGAATGATCTGCGTAA